AGGGGAGCCATAAAGACTCCCCCACACAGGCAACAACAAGACACTTAGAGTTTTACTCTAGGTGTCTTTTTTTTTGGGCTTTACGATAAAGATCTCTATCACCCCATCGTTTAGTCCAAATCCAGCTACTTAATGATACAATATAACCCTCTAATTTACACATTATAGGATTATGCCAAAAGTAATATCTTAATTTATTTTTCATTTTATTTTAGGTACACCTAGTAGAGGTCTACCATCAAATTTATTTGTATCAGCAAAAGGACCATTAACATGATTATAATGTAAAAATACTTGACCACAAGTATTTCCTTTAAATGGTTCTCTCCAATGCTCTAATTCACATCCACTATATACTAGCATATCTCCTATATCAAGCATGACTTCTGTATCCTCTACAAATATAGACCATTTATCTCCACCTAAATGAATGGTAGTAGATATTTCACAACTTGGTCTATCTTTATGTTTATGCAATATGTCTCCATGTTTGTATATTCTAGCATATGAATATGTAGGAATTAATTTTAAACCTGTTTCTTGTTGCATCCTAGGTAATACTTTCATTAATAATGTTTCCATAACAGGATCAGCATAATGTGAATATGTATTTGGAATTTGTTGATCACGCCAAGTACCTAATAATCCATTATCATAAGTAATATTATTTTTATACATAAAAAATACTGCATCTCGTTTAAGAAGAAAGTAGTTAAATATAAAATTAGCTAACTCGTAGCTAACTGCATTTTTTATTATTTGATATTTATTGAAAGCCATTTTGTATAAAATTAAAACTTACTGATATTCTTATATCAGTTGATGTATTTTCTTCAACTGAATGCCATAACCACGAAGGGAACATTATAATTCTACCAGGTATGGGATCAATATATGCTTCTCTCCATAAATCTTTACCAGGATTACCTGGTTTTCTTATTGGCATACTATGTTGTACACCAGGTCTAGGATCATATATTTTAAGTCTACCACATTTTGGTTGAGATCTTACATAGTAGACTCCACTAAATAAAGCATTAGGATGTATATGTGGATGATTCATACTACCAGGTGGATTTATATTAGCCCACATATTTCCTATTTTTGCATACCTATCTAAATGTTCTTCTTCATATATTTCGTGTTGCATTCTCATTAACTCTGTAACTAACTGCTGATATTCTGGTTTATTAGCCATGTCTGTTGTTGAATGCCAACCTTTGTAATTTGTTTTTTCAACACCTTTATCTTGTTTAGACCAATTAAGAATATCTGTTATTAACTGATTGTTGTTTAATTTTACATCTTTAGCATATATAATTGTAGGAAAAAATTTTTCTTTAATCATCTAAATGGTTTACCTCCAAACCAAACAACAAGAGATTGTCTTACGCCCCTTGTTACTGGTTGTACTCTATGGTTTATAAAAGATGCAAAACATATTGCATGACCTTGTTTTAGTTCTCCAAAAGTACCTGGTGACATTAATTCTAAATGCCCTCCTTCAAATTCTGAAGGATCATTTAATAATAATGTCATTGATATTTTTCTAACAGGTGGTTCATGTTGCATATTAATATCACAATCCATATGCCAATCATAAAATCCTCCTTTAGGATATTCTGTAAATTGTGCATTTTCTGTTATTTGAATATCATCAAAACCAAAATGATTACGATTTGATTTTTGAATAAATTTATACAGGTCTCTATACATAGGTTCCATTTCTTTAAATGGTATCCATGATATTGTTGTAACTCTTTTCTTTGTATCTGTTCCGCCTCCAGGTTTATTCATACCAACTTGTGCTGTTTGTGGTGGTTGTCTTCTACCACATTCAATAATCTGTCTACACTGATCTGGTGTGAACAATGGAGTTGTTGTTTCTATAATCCAACTTTTCCACTTTGGTTCTGTAATAATTATATTTTCATACATTAACTTACTCCTCTATTATTTATTGGATCATACTCTACATCCATATTACAAGCTAAAGTTCTTCGAAAACCATTACCATTAAATGGATACACACAGTGCCTCATGTCATATGGAAATACATAGAAATCTCTTTCTTCCATTGTAGGTCCATAATCTATATGTGCAAACTGACCAGATGATGAACCTAATATTTGTAATTGCCCATTCATAGGCTTATCAGATGCTGAATATTCAACACCAGTTTGTTTAGGTAATTTTAAAATCATAACACTTGATAAACCAGTATACAATGTTCCTTGATGTATATGAACTGGATTATATTCATGTTCTTTCATTTCATTTATCCATATAGAATTTATATGAGTTTTAAAATCTTTTATCTTATTCCATTTTAAATAATGAATCATCACCATTTCAAACCATTGTAATACATTATTGGGTAATGTATTATGTGGTTTCATTTTGTTATTAGGAGCACCATTAAAAAATAATGAGTGTTCATTTACAATTTTACCTACTAACTGTGGGTTAGCTTTAGGTAGTTTATGTTTATTTATTTCATAAACATGATTAATAATATTATACACATCCATAGGAACTTTATATTTAAGAACTGATTGTCCTAAAAATATAAAATTAAATTCTAACTTACTCGGGTTTTGCTCCAAGTTCGTGTGTAAGTTTATTTGTTTTAGTTTGTTCCAATTGCCCATTTTCTCTTTTTATTCTTTCAATAGATTGTAGTTGACCTAATACGTTAAATACCTCTGGTTGACTAGATCCCTCAGTTAATGTTTCAGCTTTATTTTTCATTGTTAAGTGATAAGAATGTAATTGATGAGTATTAACATTTTTAGTATCAAATGAACCATCATCAAATTTCTTTTTAAATTTAGACCACAATTTTATTTCTCTCATTCTATCTCTTGCTACTAATTCCATAGATGCTTTGTTATACATTTTTTCATCTATATCAATCTGTATTAATTCTTTTTTTAATACATCATTTTCATTACGTAGTTTTTCTTGTAATCTTTTTATTTTAACTTCAGTTCTTCTATAATCAAAAGATAATGACATTAAATTTTCTAAAAATACATTTTGTTCTCTAACACACTGCCAATACTTTGCAGCTTTAGTAGGATATTTTGCATCATTTAACACAGAAAAAGACATTTCTGTTTCTGTTCTAAACATTTGTTTTTTAGTCCATGTATCTCTAAGTTCTTCTGTCATCTCTTTAAATATAGATACATCTTCTGGCTCTAATAAACTATTAAGATTAGGAGCCTCCTTTTCAATTAGTTCTTTAATATTTCTTTTTTCTTTATTCATTCTATACCTTTTGTATTAATTGTTTTATATCATCTTGTAGCTTACTACCAACAGAATTTGCATGATTTATTATTGCAGCACATAGATTAGCATGGTAGGGTAAACCTTTTAATGCTTCTCTTATCTTACCTACAGGCTTACCCCCATAATCTATTATAATAGTGTTTTTTTCATTTAACCCTATTTTTAATTCAAACAATATACCAGTATAGTGTTTATCATTATTTTTTTCCGTCATCTTTACCTCCATCTAAATTTACAGGTGTAAGTGTAGATAAAGAATTCATCAGTTTAACAACCTCACCATAAGGTCTTGTCATGAGATATCGCATGATATCCATTAGTTTTTCAGAATCTATATGGTATATTCTTGGTGTAGTTTTTGGTGTTTCTTTCTTTTGTTCAGCCATCTGTCCTCCTATTAAAATGGTATATCATCCTCATTAGGATAATGTGTATCTATTGCTTTTATTTTATCAGTTGCACACGTTATTGCTGATAGTTGTTTATCTATCTCTTCAGCAAACTGTGGATGTTCACCTATACCTACAGGTTTATCTAGGTATATTTGTATTGTAGCTTTTGCTATATCTACTTCTGCCTCGTATTTCTTTTTTAAGGCATCTAATATATCTCTACTCATTACTCTGCTCCTTTTAGTTTATAGTATTTATTTTCAATTAAATCCTCATCATCTAGATATGGATTACTTTTTGCTTCTTCCGACTCTCTTGCATCTCGTATTGTTTGGTTTAGAGTTCTATTCTTAACTATACAATTAGATACAAAATCTTCTACTTCCATTACTGCTTTCTTAACTTGCCCCATTTGTTACCTCCTTAACTAATCTATTTAAATACCACTGAGCCTTATGTAGATCTTCTAATGGCTCTCCTTTAAATTTATATCTCGCAACATATTTTAAAATATTACCTTTTAGATAACCATGAAACTCATCACCTGTCATGCAATCATTAATAACATCTATTGTTTCTTTTTTGCCATGTAGATAATGTTGTGGTGCATTAACATTATCATACTTAGTTTCATTCTCATATGATATATCATGACCATGATCTTTTTTATGCATATATGTACGTTTATCTTTTACCATATTCCCTCCTAATAGTTTTAATATCAATCAACTCCATATTATAATTACCATCTTTAACTTCTCTTTTAATAACTAAACCACTCCACCACATATGCTGAGTATCTCTAGCAAAATGTTCTGTATGATTTAGATAGCAACCCGCAGATAAAGCATGTAACTTTTTACCATTAGGTAATGTTGATACTGCATAATCTAATAGATGACTATGCCCTACTGTAGCAGAAACCTTATGCTTTGTCAATATACTTCTAGCAATATTTTCACCAGATATTGCAGATCCCATAATACCAGATGGCAAGTGATGAGAATAATGCACACCATCTACAACTTTTATAGATTTATATCTAACTTCTTGCCAACCATATTTTTTAAATTGTAGATCATCTATACTTATAGATCCCTCTAACTCTGGATTATCATCTACAAATCTATCGATTCTATCTTCATGATTACCATGAATCATAATCTTTTTAGGTTTATGATTACCTAATCCTTTATTAAATAAAGATAATGCGGGTCACCTATAACTAAGTGCGTTGCCATTAGTTTAACTCCTTATCACGTTTCATTTTTAAATATTCAAGAAAGTCAATAACATTAGATTCATCATCAAACTCTGCAACAGAACTAGCTGATAAATCTTGTTTATTCTTTTTCTTGTCTTCAGCATAACCACGTAAACCCCATAGAAAAGTTGAATGAGGGTCGGTTGTTGCCATTTTTATCATGCCTCTAGCTATTGTAGAACATAATTCGTATTGTTCTGTAGACATTTTAGATTGACTATCCATCATAATGCTACAATTAAAACCTTTTTGCCAAGGTGAAACAATTACCTTAACTGAATTAATATAATTTAT